CTTTTCCAATCTTCAACTCCAAAAAGTACAGTTTGTCTTGTGGTTGTAGCCATTTTTATTCCAGTGTTATATTATTTATACCTAAAATAAACTGGGTAGTTTAACTACACATAACTGGCACTACGTTGTGTTTGATTAAAAAATATTGATAAGATTTGTGCGTCAGTAGTGGCAACGGTTTTTAATTGTAATTCTATTAATATACCATTTTGTTGTGGAAACATATTGATACCATCAAGATAAATTCTAGGGTCTCCACCAATCACTCTTTGTACTTCTCTATATATTGCTGATTGCGTTTCTGGTGTTTGATTTTCAAACAAATAATCCCAAAGCAATGTACCATAACCCGGCCTACCAACTAATTCACCCTGTCTAATATTGAAGGCGTTTAACAAATCTTGTTTTATTAGCGGATAATCAACAAGAGTGAACTGTTTGTTTTGATTAATTGTATTAAATCCAATAAAAGTTGCCATATAATATATTTATTTTATTAAAATTTAATTTTAGCAGTAATTGATGCCAAATTTTGTGATAAAATACCTTGGGCTTTGCCTATGTCGGCCGAAATACCTAATCCTTTTGCCGATGGCAGTTCAAATACAGGAGGGGAAATTAAATTACTTCCAATTACACGATTAACAGAAGCATCTACTGTGCTACGATTAACGGTATTATTAAATCCCGGAGATGGTTGAATACCTGATACTAGCCCGCTTAATATAAAATCACTAAAGTTAACTCCAAATTGTACAGATTTTGCTAAAGAATTTAATTGTGATAGCGCCGGGCCAGCAAGAGCACTTAATACACTTGCTGGTCTTAACGTTTGAATACCTGCTCCGGCCAACCCACCTGAACTTAAACCAGTATTCAATCCTCCAGAATTTAAATTATTAATATTGCTAAGTGCTTCACTGCCAACTGCATTAACTAAATTATTATTAGTAGCAACTGATAACAATGAAGATCCTTGTGCCCATGCTACTGTTAACGAAACACCGTACTTACTACTATTGGCCACTAACGCACCAATGTCTCCGTTCAATGAAGAAGTGACGGAAGCAGTTATTCCTGATGTAGTCCCGCCCGAAGCTCCGCTAGCTAAACCTGATTGTTGTAAAGCTGATCCACTATTATTTGTCTTAAATCCAACCGCCCCAGTAGATAAACTAGATAAACCAGCATTATATGTAGCAGTAGCATCATTTCCAAGATTACTTATTGCTGACGGCGTTACTCCTACTGGAGTTGTTAAAGAATCATTAGTTATTTTATTAACATTTGCTGAACTGTTTAATAAAATCAATGCCGATACATCTGATAATGTACCAGATGATGTATAAATTTTTCCAGTAGAAATACTAGGTTTTGAAATTGTTGCCGGCGGCGGCACTATAACTCCTGTAGACACTAATGAATTATAGCTTTGATTCATTAGTTTTTCTTGTATTTTATTTTGTAAGGAAGGATTTTTTAAAATATCATTAACACTATATACACCATTGAGTCCAGTCCATGGGGCTGGTGATATTAAAATACATGTAAAGGAATCTATGTTAGCCTGTGTACTAGGATTTAGAACTGAATACATTTGACTAAAACCTGGTTTAATATAGCCTGCTTGTTCTAATTGTTGTAGATTGAATCCATACTTACCAACACCATTTTTTTGAGTAAAAACACTAGCATCTTGATTTACAATTGATGCTATTTGCGCCATAATTGATTGCATTTGTTGGGCCGAAAGCTGCCCAGCTCCAGATGTATTTGAAACTTTTGAATTTCTACTGTTGTTAAAATTTCCGTTGTTAAGAGGAGCAGTATTTCTAGCATTTGGACCTATACCAATGGCCGAAGGGCCAAGACTATAAACACCTTGTACCGGATCTGAATTAACTTGTATATAATTTGCTTGATTAATAGCATTGGAAACTGGTACATTAGTTAATACTGGCAATGGTGCTACTATTGGCAATCCGGATATAACTGCCAATAGTGTTTTATCATCAACTCCCGCTGTGCCTCTTTGTAATCGGCTAAGGCCAAAATTAGTTAATGCTTCGACCGGATGTGTTAATGTATCTCCAGGTTGATATCCTACAAATGTTCCGGCGGCAACTTGAGAGTAGAAAATTTTGTCAGCTTCTACTTGTGTTGTGCCGTCAGGAGCAGTTAATGTAAAGGAAGCGCCGGAAGGAAGAGTGTAATTAAAAATGCTCATGCTGTTTTAGTAATACTTACCCCTTGTGGTATTGTCGGAGCACCTGGAGGAGTTGAATTTGTCCCATCTGATAATGTAACATCAACTTGTACACCTTGATTATGATATGGCCATGGTTCGTGCGTAGGTGCCCTAGTTACAACACTAGTCAATGAATCTGGTGTTACTGCCCATCCAGTACTTGTATCAAATGCAGCATCTGGCATGGTATATTCTGTTAACCCCGACGGTACATCAACTGAGGAGCCACCACCTCCATTAAGATTTATGGTTGCGCCGTCTATATCTAAATCACCAGATGAATTCCAAGCACCATTACCATTATTAATAATAGTTAAATCTCCATTACTTCTAACACCTATTGTAGATTCACTAAACAAAGTTAATACATCTTTATTGGCGCAAGTAAATGTGCCGTTACTTTCCATAGTGGTAGATATACCACTTTTCATATTAATGTTTCCGCCAGCCCATACATTGAAATCATTGTCAGCATGTAAATTTATATCACCTTCAGTCCGTAAATTAATAGAATTTGTAGTGTATACATCTAACGTTCCCTCTTGGCCAAATTCTAACCATGCTTGGCCGTTAGCATGAACAATATAAAAACAATTGCCATCATCACTCATAGTAATTTGATGACCTTTGGCGGTACGAATACGAACCATGCTATTCACGCCACTAACATCTCCATCGTCTAAAACAAATGAATGTCCGCCTCGACGACCAACTACATTAACCGCATCTGGTGGAACTGATCCTGAAGATACTTGTTGTTGGATAGTAGCATCAGACAATCCGCCTTGATATATTGGTCGACCAGGTGTACTTAATCCGAAAGTAGTAGAAGGACTTTCTCGTTGGCTCGACGATGTAATTGGTCCGCGTATCGGATCATTTATCAATCCCTGCTGAAATAAAACACTGGCTAGATAACTATGAACTGGTTTTTCTTGATTAAAGAATTGAGAGTTTTCGTTAATAGCAGTATTTTGTGGAGCATTATTAATTTCACTAACTGGCAGTTGTGGACTTTTAGCAAAATATGTAGACTGATTTTCGTTTTGTGGGGCGGCATTGGCAGTTGCTCCAATAGCCGGGGTCATATGGTTAATACCTTGATTTGGTATACAACCAACGTAATACCCTTGATTTGGGTCTCCGGCCACAAAAAAGCATAAAACAGAAACTCCTATATCAGGAGGACTAAATGACATGCCGTAACTTTGTTGGTTATTTGTTGATCCATAAGATCCAACTCCAGCAGAAGTACTAGTTTTTGGTGTAGCACCGCCGAACGGTGGACAATAACTTACGGTGCGCCAAAGTGTTTTATTTGTTTTATCTGGTCCAGAAAATTGTTCAATGTAAACTTGAACACGCCCGCTGCGGGTAGGATCAACATTATTCATTATTTCGCCGCTAAACGGTCCGAAATCAGTGGGCATTCCCCCACGATCAAATTTATAATTTGGTGCTCTGCCAGTATTGCGTTCTACATTTAATCCCATTATTCGTCCTTAGGTGCCATTGTTTGTGTTTGTGTATTTAAAGTATTACCAAACCGTGAGTTACTTATAGATCCAGGAGCAGGAAGAGACGCATTTCCAATAACATTATTATTAGATGTCGGGGGTAAGGCAGGAGTTGAAGGTTGTACTGATGGCTTGCCTATAACTGATGTGCCAGTAGAAGTCGAAGATGGCACATTAGCGGGAGTTTGTGGCCATTGACTACTATTTTGATTAGTTCTACTAATAAGATTAGGATCAGATACATCATTAGTTTGCAATGACGGAGTACGATTGTTTGGAAGATCTAATCTGCGCGGATCTGTTGCCGCAAAATCTGGAGAACTTTGTCCGCCATTAGCATTTGTATCGTTACTATTCGGAAGGTCTACTCTACGCGGATCTGTTGCCGCAAAATCTGGAGAACTTTGTCCGCCACCTGTCCCTGTGCCTGTAGCATTATCAATTTGTTGCTGATTAAGATTAGTTAACAAACAACCAGTTAATTCTTGCTCAAATATTCCTCTTCTAAAAGTACTTTTAATTCCCATAGCAACATACGCTGCACTGGCTGCTGGTTGTGTTGCCAGTAAATTATTGTTATTACCATTAGTTCCTTCAGCATTAACATCTACTAAACCTGTATCAAGATTATAATCAGCTGGAGCATTCCAATTGACTACAAATACAGCCTGTTGGGCATCTGTATTAATAGTTCCGTCTGGATAAAATCCTTGAAAGTTAAAATTAGGAGCATTAATACCTACAATTTCTCCTTGTTGTATCCATGCTGGATCTCCAATAATTTTTAAACTGATATTTTGTTGATCCGTAAAATTGTATAAAAAATCTGCGGCTGTACTGGCTGGATTTAAAGCACCGTTAGGTGCTTGTTGATCCGTTTGTCCTGATCGTGTTGCTGGTACATTTTTATTTTGCCAAGATATTTGTTGAGCTAACGGTGATCCATTATTTTGCACAGGAGCATCACCATTGATAACATTAAACCACATATTGTTAAAAGTTTGTTCATAATGTAATACCTGAGTGTTTTCTCCAGTGAACCAATAGTTATAGACTTTATGAACACCTCGAAATTTAGCATCTGGAAAATACTGACTTTGCAATTGATTAATACCATATGTACTGATCAAATATGTCATGTGATAAGCATAATCATTTCTTTTCTTATCTATTTTATCACTGACTGGGACTGCTTGTACATTAATTTTAAACCAGTCAGTTGTGGCATCGCTACTAGTAGCCGAAGAACTGGGAGTATTATTACCAGTTACTGGATCATTTACTGATTTTTGTTGATCTGTTATATAACTGCTATTACGCATAACAGTTTCTATAAATTGCACAATTTGCGTGCCTTGAGAAACTGATTTATTCATACCTTGCGTATTCATACTATTTGAAGCAGGATCTACTTTTGATTGAGCAGTATCCGATTTTTGCATTGGGGTGAGACTTTTATCTGTTTGACCTGGAATTTTTACTTTAGCACTTCCTAACGATGCCGGAGCAAATTGTACTTCATAAAAATTAGCTATTTCTACAGTTCCTGCTTTAACTAAATCTTGCTCGTATTGATTTAACGCTTCACATAATCCAAGATATCCGTATTTTGTGTTACCTTTGGGAGCGGCAGTTGCATTGGGCGGAGGAGAGTTAGGGTTTGTTTTAGCAGGGGTTTGAGTCGCTCCTGCTTTTCTGCCTTGATTAGCTAAATTAGGGTTTCCAAAGGCTGCTCCCCCTCCATTCGAAGAAAAAGCATTATTTGGTGTGTTTGGATCATTTGCCATTACTATGCTCCAAATGCGTAACCTACCGCACCTGTTTCAGGATTATAAGATCCGCCTGTTAATACTGCTGTACCTAATCCTGCCGCAGAATTAGCTTGATTTGTAGGGTTTTGTGGACCTGTAGCTACGCTTGGCGATCCAGTACTAGATCTGCCGTCATTAGCGTTACTTGTGGCGTTATTCACAACTTTTCCATTCAGAACATCAGTTACAGTTTCTCCCGAAAGTTCAACATTATACGGAACACTACCTAATGCTGATCCTTTAGCATAGTTATAAGCCGGAATAGTTCCTTTTATATGATATACTACTGCTTTACTTGCCATTGTAAATGTAAGTTCAGCTATAGTAAAAGGATAATATTTAATTACTACATAATTTGTATTGTCTGGTGATGCACTTTGTCCAATATTAGTTACTAAATTTCCCAAAGCATCATATCCATAAAATCTTATAACCATAACAAATATAGCATTACCAACTGACCCTTTTGGTTGTTGAAGTAAATCTCTTAAGGCATTATTAAGATTCATTATTAAAGTTATACCATTAGGTTCAGTTACTGTAAATGATAAATCTGTTGCCGATGATGGGCCTTTATCCATAAACGCAGATGTAATTTCAAGATCATCCATGTAATAATCTAGAGAAAAATATTTGTTTCTGCCCGAAGTATTAGTAGCATTTGAAGTTGTACTATTAGTCGAAGACGTGGTAGTTGTAGGATTGACTGAATTTGTTTGTATACTAGCACCGCCACTTTGCATTAATAATGACCATTGATTAGTATCAATTTTTGATGTTTCAAACATTGTTTTAACTTGTGAAGCTGTCAAAGCATACCAACTTAAAGAATACGTATAACTGGCATATTGATCTAGAATATTAGGTTGTGGTGTTATTGGATTATTGCCAGCTGTATTGATTACTTTGTCATTTTTTGTGACATTTTTTGTTCCAGCGTCTTCAGAAGGGGCGCCAGCGCCAGATTGCGAACTAGCATAAGGCGGATTGACAAATCCTCTTCCACCACCGGCCCCAGATTGTGCTGTGGCATTAGGCGGATTGACAAATCCTCTTCCGCCACCGGCATTCGGAGCCGACGGAGTGGCTTGTGTTTGTTTTGTTGTCTTTACAGGATCATTAGTTCCACTATCAGATGTATTAGCCATATTAGAATCCCAACGATGATTTTAAAGTGGTAATTTTTGGCAAATAAATTTGTGTTCCTGATGTAAAGTCTAATGGTGGGGCAGTCAAAGTATTTGGATTACGTTGATAAAATACCCACCATAGTGAACTATTTTGATACAAGTCATACGCCAATAAATCTGGTCTATACTGGTAAGTAAGATTTATTGTAAAATACTGATCATCAGGCAATTTAGGTATTGGCCTATTAATCATCACATCTAAAAAGTATTGACTATAGCCAGTAGCATAATAAGGACTAGTTTGATTATAAGTTGCTGACATTACCAATATCCTCCTCTTAATAAGCTACCTGTAGCATAATCTGTAAGACTAAATTGTTGACTGACTTGTTGTCGAGTGTTCACTGGCAATAACGTTATAGAAATAGACATTTTAGTCGGTACATATGTTGGGGAACCTTGTGCCAAATTGGGTATAGATGATCCGCCAAATAATGGCGGGGGCATCGCACCTGGATTAATTCCGGCATTGCTCAATCTTACTGAACTTATTGCTGAACTATTTATAGCCGCATATTGTTGCACATTATTTTGAGCTGTTTGATTTAAATTGGCATTATTTGAATATTGCGCTCTTATATAATCAACATCATCTGGCAAACTATAAGTGAATTGTGATACCAAACAGGGATGATTGTTAAATTGATAGTCACCTAATCCAGATAAAAATACCAAAGGTGGTGGGCTTCCGCGTTGAGCATCTTGCCCGTAAAACATTTTAGTAACTGATCTAAAAAAATGTATAACTGCTAACAAATATGTGGCATCTGCTGTACTTTGTGCCGTAAACATTCCTGTCACACTAAAAGCATCAACCATTGAGCTTTGATAAAAATAACCTTTATAATTTGAATGCGTCAGTTCATATGGCGAATATTGTGCTTTATATGTTAAATCAATTTTTGGAGTGTAAGGAAATATTACCCCGCCAGTTACTTGTAACGGTTGTAAAATTCCTGGATCACCAGCATTATACAAATAATCTGCCCCTTGCGCCAAACTTAATTTTACACGCCAATCAGTACTAGTAGCATCTTGTCCTGCTTGAACAGATCTCACTGCTTGTTGCCGAGCATCGTTAAGCATAGCCTGTATGTCAGCAGGAATTACATTGTTGGGGGAACTTACTATTTGTTCTCCTGGGCTTAAAGATTCTTCAGCTGGAACTTCTCCTGGGGTATATTTAATTTGACTAGCAGGAACTACTGATTCACCGGCACTTAAAGAGTCGTTAACTGCTACGTCTGTCGAAGGAGTAACAGGAGTATTAGTAGTATTAATATTATTGGCGGATACTATCCCAGAGTTGGCATTATTATCTTCTTTCGCAACCGCAGGATCAGGCTGCGGTGCTTGAGCAGATTGAGCTTGATCAAGGGCGGCATTAGCTGAATAATATGATGCTTGAGCGTTGGCAGTATTATTCTTTGCTTGTTGTAATGTATTATATGCCGCATCATACTCTGCTGTAGCAGTAGGACTACTAGGATTAGCTCTAGAAAAAGCCAATGCTTGTTGGAAAGCAGTATCAGCATTAGTTTCTGCTGTTTGAGCTTGTTGAAAGACAATTAGGGCTTGCTGTGCATTTTGTTGTAGTACTGTAATATCAGCCATTATTTTGAATATCCTATATAATATTTATGCGTGTATAAATGTGTCCAGATAATGCTAAAAAGGTTGACTACTGTTGTTTTTATGCTATAATAAATATATATTCAGGAGGCAAATTAGTGGCAACACAATTAGCAAAAACATCAACAACAAAAGTTATATATCTCAACAATAGAGATATTTTAAGACAAATTCATCTTAGTAAAAATACATATTGTAAATTTTTAGATCCAGTAAACGATCATCAATACGATATTATTTTACCTAATGTAGAAAAAATTAATCAACGTACTGTAGCCGAAGCAAGACGTAACAGAGCAGATCGCATTAAAAAAGAAACTGGGGTTGTAATTGATCCTAAGAAAATTTTAAATACTGACTTAGTTTTTCGTGTTACTTGTTGGGATCATATTCCTATGGCCCCTAAGAAGATACCCAAGTCTGCCACTACTAAAAAAGAAAAAATTCAAGATATATTTGATTTAGAGTTAGAAGATGATCCATTAACTTCAATTATACCGTTATTAGATGAACCAGAAATGAGTTCTAAATACGTTAGACTACCATTTCCTCCTTTTTATCATTATCGTATTGACGATAAAAAAATACCGTATATTGTAGGAAAAAGTCACTGGAAAGGTGATTTAGAGCACGGCGAATTTTGTAAAGATCACGGACAAATGACTAGAATTTTAGCCAGCATGTTTATGAAATTGTGTGAACGATATGCTACTCGTAGTAACTGGCGCGGATATACATATAATGAAGAAATGCGCGGAGCTGCCTTAGTACAATTAAGTCAAATTGGATTAAGATTTGATGAATCAAAATCACAAAATCCTTTTGCTTATTATACTGCGGCTATTACAAACTCATTTACTCATGTACTGAATAGTGAAAAGAAAAATCAAAATATTCGTGATGATTTGCTAGAGATACATGGTCTAAATCCTAGCTGGACTAGACAAAATTCTGGTAAGAAAAATCAAAATATTGATTCTGAAGTAATAATTACGTACGGTGATCAACCAGTTTAATTGCTTTACACATTTAAATCGTGTATAATAATATATGGCAAATTTATTTCGCAAGGCAGCTGTCTGTACTGACATACATTGGGGCTTAAAAAGTAATAGTTTAATTCATAATCGCGATTGTGATTCTTTTGTTGATTGGTTCATCGATCAAGCTGAAGCTAACAATTGCGATACTGGATTCTTTTTAGGAGACTGGCATAATCATCGTGCTTCTATTAACTTGCAAACCTTACAATTCTCAGTAAGAGCATTAGAAAAACTTTCATCAGCATTTGAACGTTTTTATTTTATTCCTGGCAATCATGATTTATATTATCGTGATAAAAGAGATATACATGGAGCTGAATGGGCAAAACATATTCCAAATATTATTATTGTAAATGACTGGTTCAAACAAGATGATGTTATTATTGCCCCTTGGCTAGTAGGCGATGACTATAAAAAATTATCCAAAATGAATTCAAAATATATGTTTGGGCATTTTGAATTACCTCATTTTAAAATGAATGCTATGGTAGAAATGCCTGATACTGGCGAACTAAAACTTGATAGTTTTCAGGGTGTAGAAAGTGTATTCAGCGGGCATTTTCATCTTAGACAAAAAAGACAAAATGTAACTTATATAGGAAATTGTTTCCCGCATAATTTTGCTGATGCCGGCGATAACAATCGCGGAATGATGATACTAGAATGGGGACAGGACCCAGTGTTTAAATCATGGGATCAACAGCCTTTATATCGTGTAATGAAATTAAGTGAAGCGATTGATAATGGAAGTAAAATTTTTACTCCAAATATGCATGTTCGTGTAGAATTAGATATTGATATTAGTTATGAAGAAGCTAATTTTGTTAAAGAAACTTTTATAAAAGATTATAATTTACGTGAAATGGCTCTTATACCTGTCAAGAAAAATAGTGTTGATATGGATCTAGCCCCCGGGGATATAAAATTCGAAAGTGTAGATCAAATTGTAACTGATCAAATTACTAATATTGAATCAGAGTTTTTTGATCCGAAACTATTATTAAAAATTTATCAAAGTTTATGATTCGTATAAAAAATTTAACAGTTAAAAATTTTATGAGTGTAGGAAATTCCACTCAAGCTATTGATTTTGACAGAAATGATTTAACTCTTGTACTAGGAGAAAATTTAGACTTAGGGGGAGATGGCAGTAGAAATGGTACTGGAAAAACTACTATCATTAATGCTTTAAGTTATGCTTTGTATGGACAAGCATTAAGTAATATACGTAAAGATAATCTAGTTAACAAAACAAATACCAAAGGCATGTTAGTTAGTTTAGATTTCAACATTCATAATACTGATTATCGTATTGAAAGAGGACGTAAACCCAATATACTAAAATTTTACGTTAATAATAAAGAAACTGAAGCTACAGATAATGCTCAAGGTGATAGCAGAGAAACTCAAGACGCTATAGAAGATATTTTAGGTATGAGTCATGATATGTTCAAACATATTATGGCATTAAACACATATACCGAACCATTTTTAAGTTTAAAAGCAAATGATCAACGAACAATCATTGAACAATTACTAGGTATCACAATGCTTAGTGAACGTGCTGATAGAATTAAAGAACTAAACAAACTTACAAAAGATGAAATTACACAAGAAGAATTTAGAATTCGTGCTGTCATAGAAGCCAACAAACGTATAGAAGAACAAATTGAAAATTTAAAACGTAAGCAAACAATGTGGGTTAACAAACACACAGAAGATATTAATAAATTACAATCTGCGTTAAATGAATTAAAAGAAATTGATATCAATGTAGAAATTCAAAAGCATAAAGATCATGCAGTCTGGGACCAAAGACGTAAAGATTTTAACGATTTATCTTCGGCATTAAGTAGAGCTAAACTTGATCTTCAAAGAGAGGAAAAGTCAGTTACTAGGTTAGAAAAAGATATTGCAACATTAAAATCACATACTTGTCATACTTGTGGCCAACCATTTCATGATAGCAAACAAGAAGAAGTATTAGATTCAAAACAAAAAGAATTAAATGAAGCTTTAATAAAATGTCAAGAGCATAGTGCTACCGTATTAGAATTACAATTAGCTATCGATAATATAGGAATCATTGGTAAACCACCTAAAACATTTTATGACAAAGAAGAAGATGCTATACATCATCGCTCTACCTTAGATAATTTGCAAAAACAAATTATCAGTAAGTCAGCAGAAGTAGATCCATACGGTGAGCAAATTGAAGAAATGAGAAGTCAGGCTATTCAAACAGTTGAATACGACAATTTAAATGGTTTAACAAGACTGCAAGATCATCAAGATTTTTTACTTAAATTATTAACAAGCAAAGACAGTTTTATTCGTAAGAAAATTATTGAACAAAATTTATCTTATCTAAACTCTAGGTTAACACATTATCTAGATCGTATTGGACTACCTCATAC